AAGCCATAAAGGCTTGGATAGGTCCGCAAGGACCAATCACGTGTGAGAACGTGACATCGATGGAATATATATGATTGAATTGATTTGTTTATTCAAATTTAAAAGATTAAGGTAGGTTTCCCCACCCTACTTTCAATTATTCAATTATCAACTATATTTCATAGGTGATCATCTTAGACTATGGGTTAGTTCCTCATAGTTTCGACAATACAACTAAGAATAACACTACACAGGAAGTGCAGCCGGAAAACTGCACAAACCACGATGGGGGTCAACCCATCATGTCTGGAGTGTTAGAGTTGGATATTGAATCCTTTGAGTCAGCATTATTAAAAGATGCTTACTTCTTAGGTGAAAATAAACTAGATCGTGTGCTTATGAGCCTTCTTCATCGTTTAGACGACAAAGAGTCCTCTTTTGAGGATAGAGATGGACTTTCTTTCTTAATTGATAAGAAGAACTTCTCTAAAAAGGTTCGTTTGCACGCTAACAAGTCTGTCGGATACCGTTTAAAGGTCGAAAAGTTAAAACAAGGGAATAAATTTTCTTATTTAGCTTTTTCTACCCGTTATGGAATTCCGATGGACACTATCCTGGGGAAGTACCCGCTCGTCTTTAGGGACGGGCGAACACTTTTCCATTCACTAAAAATTTCAAATGCATTGTTTCTTACTATGAAGATGTTTCGACTTGGTAAGATTAGGTCTTTGCAACGTCATAGAGGGCGACAAATCTTCCTTCGGGAAGGTAATCTGTTTTCTTCTATTTTCGTTCATATCTATTCAAAGTTCCGTAAAAAGGCTTTGAATGAAAAAGATCTAATAAAATGCATGAAGAATTCTCTCTGTCTCATGGTAAGTAAAGCAATGAACCAAACCGAGTTACCCGAAGGAGATTCGATTGAGTTATTCCCTGTAGAAATATGGGGCAAGATAAAATCAAGTCTTTCTAAGGAAGAACTAGTTCGTTTTTGCTTTAATTGCCTACAGTCCAAAGTGCTATGTCAACAGGTACCAGAGTCTTTTATTCTGGATGCCATTATTAAACATAAAAACCAATTGAGTAGTCCACACCGTGGGCTCTCAGATGAGACCATTCAAAAGCTTAAAGCTAAAGGAAGGGAGTTTGGAAAACATGTCGCTAAGTATTACAAAGCGAATCATGGGTTCTTTCCCCCTAAAGAGGCTTCTTTTGCTTTCCCTCGTAAAAAAGGTGGAGTAAAAGGGGACCTTGTCTTTAACAATCGTCTTAAAGATCTTCCATCAAAAGAGGATCCGGATGATAGAATGGAACCATTGGTAATTGGGCTATTTGGACAGCCAGGTCAAGGTAAGAGCACACGCATTAATCAAATTGTTAGCGAGCTTTCTTGCCTTTTTCCTGGTGTAGACAGAAAATCTTTGATTTATCAAAGAACTTGTCACGTAGAACATTGGGATGGATATAGTGGACAACCAATTGTCATTTTTGATGATTTGGGTCAATCCATGGATGGTCATGATATTAAGGAGTTTCAAACCCTTGTTTCATGTAATCCTTATGTCCTTCCAATGGCTGAACTTGATGAAAAGGGACAAAAATTTTGTTCTCCGATCATCATTTGTACATCCAATTTAAATTTTGGATCGTCAATTCGTTCAGTTTATGCACCTCAAAATCCGATAATTGATGACGCCTCTTTTTGGAGGAGGTTTCATTTTCCAATTTTGGTTGAACTCAACAAAACTTATTGTTTGAAGAAACCACCGAATTGGTTACGTTGTGAGAACATTGTTTTCAAGAACGAGCAACCTGTACGTGAACGCTGTAGAGCGCCCACTACGGGAAAACTTGACTCGAAACATTATTTCCAACGGTTATTGGACTTTAATAAAGATGGAGAACCAGTAAAATGGACTCCTTTTGAGGATTTTGGTATACTACGAGATGTGTTTAAGAAACGTCAAAGACATCATGAGAATTTCCGACAGAACTGGATACAAACTGTTGTAGACAAGTGTCAAGACACTAGTGTTCTGGAACCGCTTTTGAAAGAGATTGAGGAATTTAATTTCACTCAGTCTTTTGATTTTAAAAGTGGAACTGGATGCACTAAATGTATTGAGTTCCCTGCTTACCCGCCTGTAGGGCCTCTGCCTGTAAGGGTAGAGCCTATACCTGAACCGTTAAAAGTTCGGATAATTACAGCTGGTATTGGGGACACATTTTGTTTAAAACCTCTTCAGCGGGCCATGTGGCTTGCATTGGGAGATTTTGATCAATTTTGTCTAACTCACGGTACTCAGCGCTTAGAGAATGCAATTTTGCGAATTCATGAGCGATCTGAGCCGGGAGATGTTTGGATATCCGGCGACTATTCTGCAGCAACTGATTCTTTCTCTATTGAGGGTTCTAAAGCCTTGATGGAGGGAATCTTGGAATCGATTGATCATGAGCCGACTAAACGTTGGGCCATGAAAGAGATGTCACCACATTTGTTAGTTTATCCGAAGGATTCGGGGTTAAAACCGGTACTTCAGAAATCTGGACAACTGATGGGATCACTCTTATCGTTTCCGTTGCTGTGTCTACTTAATGACTGTACTGCCGAGTTCAGTGGGTTATCACCTTCAAAATATTTAATAAATGGAGATGATATACTCATGAGAGCTCAACCAAAGGTTTATCCTGTTTGGAAAGAGAAAGTCCATGAATTTGGTCTCGATCTTTCTTTAGGTAAAAACTATATTCACCCTAAATATGGGACCATTAATTCTCAATTGATTATTAATGGAAGCATAGTAGGGTCTGGTAAGCAGTTAGTCTTAGATAGACGTAGTCGTGTTCTGGGAGAATGTTTGAGAGATTTGGAATTGGCAATGCCGAGCGAAAACTGTGAAGTGGTCCAGGACCTCTTCAAAAGTGTCAATCGACAAAAATTGTCCTTGACGGTCAGATCTATTTCTGTGCCTGTCAGCCATGGAGGATTATCTTTATCTTGGGGTAAACCCTTGAAATCTATTAAGTCAATAAAAACGGCCAAGGCCTGTTATTTAAATGATTTATTTAGAAAGATGGAACCCATGGATGGATGTATTTCAATTCCTTATCTGTCAATTAGAGAGAAAAATGTATCAAGTATGTTAGAAGAAGAGAGGGTCTTTAACAGCCCTGTTACTTCAAAAGAGTATCACGAGTGCTTTTTAGGACCCGTTGATATTCAAAGAGTAACAAAGAGGTGTATGACCCATAGTGCTCTTCGGGAATTGCTTCTCGATCAGCCACTAAGGTCTTTTCCTTCGCTTTCTTTTATTAATACTTATCAAATTCCTTGTTCCGATAAACGAGTTAAAAAGCAACTACAAATTGCAATTGACTCATTGTTCTTAAAACGTTTCCTCCAAGGAGGTCAGGAATTTGGTTATGATACATTTAGACGTGAATTTCTTCTTACGACTATGAATTTGTCAGATAATACCGAGAATACCGTTAAGCATATTGTTTCGCTTATGGATCTCGATGTTGGTCCGGATTTTCTTCAGTATGTAAATCTAGATTTCGATCCTACAAGTTTTGACCCTAAAAGCTTTGAAAAGAGCTTAGGAGTCGCATTGAGGCCGAAGTCTTTTGACTTACCTGAGAATTACCCGGATTATGAAGACTTCTCTGAAGATGTTAATCGAGCTTTTCGAGCTCTGTGTTTAAAAGACAACATTCCGACCTCCCTTGGGAGTGAAGAGGTTAAACTTTTAGAACCAGTAGACTCATTAAGTCTTGAACAACAATCAGAGGAGATTCAGTCTGACGAAATAGACTGGAATGATATTTAATTATCTTTGTTTACACTTTTAGTAGTTTGATCAAACTTACTGAGACGTGCATCCGGTAACTTCAACATATTGTTTGTTGTTGTTTATCTGATGTTCGAATCAGTGCCCTGATTTTCTTTAAACTGATTATTAACATGTTGTTTTTGTTAACAATTTGATTTAAGGATTTGAGGGTTCTGATCTTCTATCTAGGAGGACAAACATTGTAATTGGATTATTACATGTCTAATTCATCGTTCGAATAGTAGTGTAAAACTACTTTGAAGAAAGGATAGTGTTAGTAGATTTAATTCAACCGACACAGTGCTATTAGATTCACAGAGTCCTATAAAAAGGATTTATGCTAATAGCATGTGAGACTTAATTGTCTCAAGGGTACCACTGTGAGGTAAGGG